GCCTGCTCACCTGATGGCCTGTGCAGTGATGGTCGCGGCCTTGAGCTGAAGTGCCCTTTCACCTCTCGCGACTTCATGAAATTCCGACTTGGCGGCTTCGAGGCTATCAAATCCGCCTACATGGCCCAGGTGCAATTCAGCATGTGGGTTACCGGCAAGGATGCCTGGTATTTCGCGAATTATGACCCTCGTATGAAGCGAGAGGGCATCCACCACGTGGTTGTTGAGCGCGACGACAAATACATGTCCGACTTTAACGAAATGGTGCCGGAGTTCATAAGCAAGATGGATGAATCGCTGGCGGAGATCGGTTTCACCTTCGGGGAGCAGTGGAAATGAAACATTACCGCGACGCCATAACCGTAGGAAAAGTGAAGTGCATGTACTCCGTCCTTCATCGTGGCTGGCTAATGCCATCTGGTGAAGTGGTAAGAAACCCGTTAAAGGTTCAGCGGCTGGCTGAAGAGCTGGACACGAAAAGAGGTGCGCAATGACTGATTTCGGCGGTTCGAAAACTCCAAAAAATGAACGTGACTACTGGCAAACACCGATTGAAATTTTCAACGCGCTCGACCGCGAGTTTGGCTTCTGGCTGGATGCTGCAGCCTCTGAGAGTAACGCGCTATGCGCTCACTATCTCACTGAGCTGGATGACTCGCTGAACAGCGAATGGACGTCATACGGGGCGATCTGGTGTAACCCGCCCTATTCCGATATTGGGCCGTGGGTGGAAAAGGCAGCCGAGCAATCCCGGGCGCAGTCTCAGGCCGTAGTGATGCTGTTACCTGCTGACATTTCTACCGGCTGGTTTATTTCAGCCATGCAATCAGCTGATGAACTCAGACTCATAACCGGCGGCCGTGTTCAGTTTGTTCCGGCATCCATTACAGGAAAGCGCAAGAGCAACCCCAAAGGCTCGCTCCTGTTTATCTGGCGCCCGTACATCACCCCGCGACACATCATCACGACTGTATCGCTGGCTGAGTTAAAGCGGATCGGGAATCTGGAGGCAGCATGAGCAAAGGAACCATTATCTGTCTGTGCGATATCACTGGCGTTATGGCTGAGCCGTGGGTTGAAGCAGGTTATCGCGCTGTCCTGGTGGACCCGCAGCACCCTGAAACTTCGATCGACGGTCCTGTTGAGCGCATATCGGCAACCATCATTGAGGCGATGCCGCGGCTATCTCAGATTATCCGCTCTGATAACGTCGTCATCGTCATCGGCTTCCCACCATGCACGCACGTGGCTGTTTCCGGGTCCCGTTGGTTCGAGTCCAAGCGCGCCAAAGACCCGCATTTCCAAGCCAAGGCAGCGCTGGTCGCTGAGCAATGCCGGATGGTTGGCTTGGCGGCTGGCTGCCCGTGGGCATTCGAAAACCCGGTGAGCGTGTTCAGTAGCATCTTCGGCTCGGCCGATTACACGTTCCATCCGTACCAGTTCACTGGGCTGTGCGCGGATGACAACTACACGAAGCAGACATGCCTCTGGACGGGTAACGGCTTCAAGGCGCCGGCAGAGAATATGCACCCGATGGTTGAAGCGGCTATCGACGCCGTGAAGCTGGCCTGCGGCCGCATGGTGCCGAAGAAAAAGGCGATCGAAGCCATATCCGGAACGTCCTTTGCCGGATTGGTGGCTGACTGGTATCCGGACAACCGAATTCACGAATGTCCGCCCAGCGACGAGCGCGCCAACATTCGCAGTGCAACTCCTCTTGGATTTGCAAAGGCCGTTTTCCTTTCGAATGCGCCCCACCTCAACAGGAAACGGGAGGCAGCATGACGCCTGAAGAAAAAGAAAACGCTCTCCGCGCCCAGGCTCGTCGCTGCGCAGAAGAGATAACCAAAGCGATGAGCGTAAAGCCTAAACCGAAGTGGAACGCTGTATGCCCCACCCCATCCTTCGCAGGCACTACGAGAAGGTAAAGCCGATGGGTGTCAGCCTGGTAAAATTTGTCAGTGTTATTGGCCGCATGAATGGGCGGTATGGAGTGGAATCATGAAAGAACGCGGAATGATTTTTAACGCCGATATGGTGAGGGCCATCCTCGACGGCCGGAAGACTCAGACTCGGCGGCCTATCAAATGGAAACAGACTCGGTTCACTGAAATTGGTGAGCGCGAAGACGGTAGCAAATGGCCGTGGAGCGAAGATGCAGAGCATGCTTGCGACTTCTGGCACCCATGCCCGTTCGGCGCCGTCGGCGATCGCATCTGGGTGCGTGAAACATGGGCGACCCTGGGCAATGAAGACGGCTGTTATGTCGATTGGGAAGATAATCTTTGCAAAGGAGATGAGCGCTCAGCGGCAAGGATTTACCGCGCCAGCTGCGAGCAGAGACCAGGTGATTACGGCCTGTGGTCTATTCCCGATGACGCCTACTGGAAACCACATACCAAAGAGCACAAGTTCGAAGGAGCATGGCGCCCGTCAATCCACATGCCGCGCTGGGCCAGCCGCATTCTGCTGGAAATCACCGACGTGCGGGTTGAGCGGCTAAACGCTATCAGCGAAGAGGACGCACAAAGCGAGGGCGTTCATACCGAGGTATGGGACCAGACAGTAGTCGCAAGGAATTACGCGGCAATTGATGAGTTTTTCCAATTTTGGTCCGAGGACATGCCCCACTACGTAGAAATGAATCAACTGTATCGGTCCTCATTCAGAAGCCTGTGGGAATCCATCTATGGCGCCGAAAACTGGCTGGCCAACCCCTGGGTTTGGGTTATCGAGTTCAAGCGCGTTGAAGGCGGTGCAGCATGAACAAAGCCTCTCCCGTTGATTTAAGAAAATGCCTTGAGGCCGCACATGGCCTCGCTCATATCGGCATTCGCTTCGTGCCGATCCCGGTAGCGACAGAGGAAGAGTTCCAGTCGCTGTCTGCCGAGCTTTCACGAAAGCTTGAGCAGATGGCGGTTGAAGCGGAAAAAAGCGAAGGCGGTGCAGCATGAAAGAACTGAAATTTTACGGTGCCAGCGATGACCTTTTCGAGTGCGAAGGCGCTATCCGGGAAGAAATCTGCATGTACAGCAACCCCGGCGTCTATCACCTCAAATCATCTGAAGGCGAGATGTTGGTTATTGCCTGCTATACGGAAGAAGGCTGCTGGGCTATTGGTGTCGGCAAGGTTAATGAAGAAACCCCGCTACCGGCATGGCCTGCGTCATTCAGTCAGCATGAGCGCGGATATAGCGTGGTCTTAACGCTGCAGGTACCTGGCGACACCGTTCTGGTTATGGAGGACGAATCATGAGCAATCCCACTGATGATGAAATCCTTCAAATATTGCGAGAGCACAACTGGTGCATGACGTATGTCGTAGCCTATTGGCTGCGACAAAAATATAAGGACATCAATACTCCTTACGTGCTTCGCAGGCTGAAGAAAATGGAAATGGCAGGAAGCGTTAAGCGTGTAAAAAGTTTTTATAAGCGACAGATTCGCTGGGAGGCGGTATGAGCGCAGAAATCATCGATCAGGCCAACGAGCTGGCAGAGCGCCGGCTGGAAATGACCATCCAGAACATGCGCATCAACCATAACGCAGTTTCAGCTACTCACTGCCGCGACTGCGGGGAAGAGATACCCGAGCGGCGCCGGGAACTGGTGGCGGGCTGTCAGCGCTGCGCTGATTGTCAGGAAGAAGAGGAATTGCGCGGTAAGCATCGGAGGTGATAAATGCAGACAATTATCCAGATCGAGCCAAACGAATGGGTTTCAGAGGACTTGCTGATGGCGGTCACCGGGATGAAGCGCGGCACTATTACACGGGCCCGTAAATCATCCTGGCTGCTTGGCCGGGAGTATAAGCACGTTTCCCCTGAAGGAGAGCCAAAGCCAACCAGCGAATGCATGTACAACCGCAAAGCGGTAGACGCATGGATTCAGGCCCAAAAGCAACCATTGGGTGATCGGGCGGAATGAAACAGGTAAGCTTACACCGCTCCTGGACGTCGGGAGGGAACAATGAGTAAAGAATCATACCCAACGGGCGTTGAGAACCACGGAAAATCACTCCGCATATGGTTCATTTTTAAAGGTAAGCGTGTCAGGGAAAATCTCGGTGTCCCTGACACCGCTAAAAACAGGAAGGTGGCCGGGGAACTGCGAACGTCAGTTTGTTTCGCTATCCGCATGGGTACCTTTGACTATGCGGCGCAATTCCCCAATTCGCCAAACCTGAAAACTTTCGGCATCTGCAAGAAAGATATCACCGTGAAATTTCTGTCTGAAAAATGGCTGGAGCTGAAACGGCTGGAGATCTGCGCTAATGCTCTGGACCGATATGAATCGGTTGTAAGGAATATGCTGCTGAGGATTGGTGGAAACAAGCTTGCTTCATCCGTGAACAGGGAAGATCTGTTGTATGTCAGGAAAGATATGTTGTCGGGGGGATCGGTGAAGAACGGTTTGAGTGTGGCGACAGCAAACTATTACATGACCACCATGGCGGGCATGTTTCAGTTTGCCGCTGATAATGGTTATATCCGGGAAAACCCATTTAACGGAATCAGGCCGCTTAAAAGGGCCAGGATAGAACCTGATCCACTCACTCGTGACGAATTTATTCGTTTCATAGATGCCTGCCCGCATCAGCAAACGAAAAACCTGTGGTCCGTTGCGGTTTACACAGGATTACGCCACGGTGAGTTGGTCTCCCTTGCATGGGAAGACATAGATCTGAAAGCTGGAACGATGACCATACGCCGAAATTATACGAAACTCGGTGATTTCACTCCACCAAAAACCGAAGCCGGCACCGACAGGGTCGTGCATCTGATCAAACCAGCTATTGACGCTTTGAGAAACCAGGCGGAAATGACCAGACTGGGAAAGCAGTATCAGATTGAGGTACAACTACGGGAGTATGGCCGAACGGCTATTCATGACTGTACATTTGTGTTCAATCCTCAGCTGGTCAGAAAAAGCAGTAACGTTGGTTATCATTACAAGGTTGATTCAATTGGTGACTCATGGGAGGCGGCGCTGAAACGAGCTGGTTTAAGGCATCGCAAAGCATATCAGTCCAGACACACTTATGCCTGCTGGTCACTGTCAGCCGGGGCCAACCCCAGCTTCATTGCGAGCCAGATGGGGCACACAAGCGCCCAAATGGTTTTCAATGTCTACGGCGCCTGGATGGCCGACAGTAACAGCGATCAGATTGCTATGTTGAACCAGAAATTATCGGACTTTGCCCCATCCATGCCCCAATGCATAGTTATTTGAGAACAATAAGCTTATATATCAACAAGGTAATTAATCACTCTCGTCATATCACCACGATGCTGGGGATGGTGGAAGCGGGCATCGGCATTGCCGCCGTGCCCGCGATGTCGATGCCCGCCGGGGAGCATTCCGTTCTCCGCGCTGTGCCGCTCACCGACCCGGTGGTCACGCGTACGGTAGGCCTGATCCGCCTCAGCGGCCGTATTCAGTCCTACGTGGCGGCAGAGCTGGAGAAGCTGATTATTGAACAGTATCCTTCTGGCTGACCGGCGCGGCGGCGGACACGCTTCGCATACCGGTGGCGTGGATGGTCTCCTGCGCCGCCGGTGACGCCAGATACGTCAGCAGCGCCTTGCCTTCCTGCGGGTGCTCGGCGCTGATGGTCACCGCCCCGGCAAAGCGGGTGATGTACTGCAGGTTATCCGGCAGTTCGCCGACGAAGGTTACGCCGGGCACCGGCAGCAGTTCGCTCACCTGCTGAAAACCGATCGCATACCGTCCCTTGGCCACTTCCGAGGCCACCGGAATGCGCTCCACCATCTGCGCTTTACTCTGCATCGCGTCATCAATGCCCAGGGTATGGAACAGCGTCGAGCTGACATAGCGTCCGCTGGCGCTGTCGGAGTACGCGACCGATGGCGCCGCCAGCAGCGTCGCCCGCAGCTGGTCTGCGTTGTGGATAGCCGGCAGCGGCGCCCCCGCCTTCACCACCACGCCGATCGGCGAGTCGGCCAGCTCCCGGCGCGAATCCGGTTGCGTACGGCCCGCTTTCTCGAGGCTGGTCAGCGCGTCCCCGACCATGATCACCACGTCCGCGTGTTCGCCGCGCGCCAGACGGTTAGGGATCGCCTGCGGCGTTTTTCCCATCGACGGGCCAGGGATCACCACGAGGTGGTTGCCGGTTTGTTTTTCCCACGCCGGGGCCAGCTTTTCCAGCGCCGCTTTGAAGCCGCCGGAGATCATCACGGTGACCTCAGCGGACAACGCGCTGCCGCCGGTGGCGGCCAGCAGCAGCGTGGCTAGCAGGGTTCCTGTCGTTTTACGCAT